CAGAAGAATATTGTGCTGTGTGCATACGCACCCCAGTAACACCTGTGCTAACGGCTGTAGTTCCGTTTAAAGTTACAGTAGCTGTAGAATAACTAGTTGCTGTAAAACTAGGAAGATAAGTAAAAGTTAAAACCCCTGTGTCAGAAGCACTAGAACTAAAAACTTCAAACTCTTCTGCTGCTCCAGTTGGGAAGCCAGCATAAACACCACCACCATTCCAAATATCTTCAGGAACGGCTCCAGTGTCCACATCAGGATTTCTACCAAATTTATTTACAATACTTCTACCTGGATAATCACCCTCTAAAACTAATTGTTCATGTGAAAGACTGTGTGGGAGTTCTTCAGTCAGTAAAGCTGAGTTTCCAGAAACCCCGGGATTCATCTTAACCGCCATATTTCTCCCTAATTAAAATAAAGATGGGGCTTTTCACCCCAATTGGATGCTTTAGCATCTAGGACGCTTGGACCGTTAAGGGAAAGCGTCAGTCATCCACTTGTTCACCAGGACCAGCAACAAAATAATCAATAACCACATACCCAGTACCACCAGCAGTCGAGCTGCCAACAGTGTAGGTAGAGAGAATTGTCTTGTCTTCAGTCAGCTTAGAGAAAGTACCAGCGCCCAAAGAGGTGCCAGCATTAACCAAACCAACTGCCGTAGTTGCCATAGAGAACGCACTCAGAACGGCCGAAGTAGACCCCGACCATCCAAGTACAAATGAACCCGCAGCAGTAGAAGCATTCACGTTTTGATTGACGTGAACCCCCACAATCACTGCATCCTTAGGAATAACACACTTAACAGTTGAACTGTCAGTACGAGCAATAGGCACGATCTTAGTGATAAGACAGCGTGCCTTTGGATACGACAGGCCAACTTGAGTTGAACTAAAGCTAGCCATGTGTTATCTCCTTAAGCGCCCATCGAGCCGTAAATACCACGCCAGTCGGTCCAGCCAAAGCTGTAACGAGCCGTCGCCTTGTACTTAGCATTCTCCGTGTCCCAATCATTGTCCATATCGAATGCATCCGCACGACGTTCAAAGTGCTTCATGCCGTGAGGCACATCAGTACGAATGAACCATGCATCAGTATCCGTCAGATAATGGTTAACCACCGTTTCAGGAATCATGCCCATTTGCTTGATAGCATTCAAGTCGTTGTTGTCAGTGCCAACACGACCTTCACTACCAAGAATACGCTTCGCCTCAAACGTCAGTTGACGAGGGATAATCAGAGTCTTGGGCTTAACAGCAATCAGCAAACCACGGTCATTCGTGTAGCCAGCGATATCAATGACAGCTTGCTCAAGAGCAGCTTCACTCAAATCCGACCACGTTGCAGGACCGTTGGTAGCCGTGCCACCAGCAAACAGGGGATGGGAAGCACTTGCGGTGCCACCAGCCGACGCAATCAACGTAGCACCATCGCCACCAACATAGCTGGTATTGAAAGCACGGTTGTACACGTTAGCAGCGATGATTTCCTTCGTTTGACGCATCGAATACGCCAAGCCCTGCGCCTTACGTTGACCCACCACAGCATACTGGTCATCTTCCATGATTTCACGGGTGATGATGAAGCCAAGGGCATACACAACGTGTTGGTAACGGGTAATAAACGCCTGACGTTCACTGTCAAACGAGACAGGAGCGCCTTCCGGCTTCACCACAGCCAAACCAAAGCTGGAAATACCAACATCCTCTTCAAACTGCTTAGTACTCTTGAAAGTATCAAACAGCTTCGTGTATTCCGTAGAATACTCGTTATAAGCCTTACCGTACCAGTTGTTTACACCGGGCCAGAGTGCTTTTGCAAAACTACCGCTAGTAATAATAGACATCTATATCTCCTTAAACGCCGAGCAGGCCAGCAGCACCAAATGCGTGGGTATTAATCCGCACAAGCAGTTCAGCAGGACGAGCCGTTGAGGTTACATCATTGTCAGGAGAGGCAGTGACGCCCATCACCTGAAGAGGAATCGTCGCGGTCACAGCAACCGTAGAACTATCCACAGACATACCAGACGCATAAGGCGCAGTAGACGCCGCAGTGCCAAGGTTAATTGACACATTCAAACCAACAGAAGCCGCAGCCACAACACCACCAACTGCATCTTGCGGAGCAGCATAGATAATGTCAGGGGCATCAGCAACCAACACCACCCGACGAGTCGAGGCAGCACGATAAGCACCAGCGTTGAGGTTGCTATAGTCGGGCTCAAAGCCGACAATCACACCCACAATCGGTACAGCCGTACCAGAACCAATACGTTCAACACACGGATAAACACCTTCACTGGCGTCAACCAGTGCAGCGTCCGTAGACAGTTGAACAAAGTCGCCAACGTTAGTGACCTGAGTATCAGACACACTAATCATGTAGCGATTGACTTGCCCATTATAGGGCGAGCCATTCAGATGTTTTACAGGCCGAAAACCTGCGAGAACACTTGCCATGTTATTTTCTCCATTTGTGGCATTCGGCGCTGTTTATCACGAACCTCGTGATATTTGGAGTGACCCATAATCAGCATTACCGGACGCCTTTTGTTTCATTGTTTGTTCAAGGCGATCAATCTCTGCAGCCTTAGCGGCTTGGTCCTCTTCGTGAAATTCCTTCTTAATTCGCATTACGAAAGCCTTATCACCCTTACCCACAGAAACTTGAGCCTTAGTACCTTCAGGAGAGGCTGAGTTCACTCGCTTGTCACCAACACGAACGGTGTTCGCATCAACAAGCTCATAACCACCATCAATGAATTGTTGAATCCGATCTCCGGTATCATTTACAATTCGATAGACATAACCATCTTCCTTACCATTAACTGACAACACGTTACGAGTACCAACAGGGGTACGCTTAACACGGGTGCCGACTGCGGCAGTAGTTCTACTCATTTATAGTCTCCTTAACGGGATTTAAGAGCTTTAAGTTCTTTTTTATAGTCTGCTTCAGTGTAACCTGGAGTGACTGCTACGATCTTCCGCATAATGTCTATTTCGTCTGCGGTCATTTGCAAATCATCCTTTACTACCCCACCACGAGTAGAGCCTTCCACTGCAGAAGTCCTACGTTGGGCACCAGGGCCAGCAAACTTATGTGCAAATTCCTTACGAATCTCTTTTTCAACCAGCACCAGAACTTCTGAGGGGGAGCGACCACCTTCTTCATAAAGTTCCTTACCAAGAGCATCAGCAGCCTTTCGCATAATTCGATTGGACTCATACCAATCGTTGCGAGAAACCCAGTTTTCAAATTCCGGGGTGTAGGTGTCGGGTTCTTGTACCTGAGTCTGACGACTCTCTTGTACAATAGAATCCTTTTCTGCCTTTACTTCGTCAATCTTATCTTCCAAAGTAAGCGCACGCTCGTGATCACCATCCAGAGTCGCCTGACGGCGGGCATCCTTCAGCGTTTTCAATGCACGCTCATATTCCATTTCTTTAACTTTAGTGTGATGCTTACTAAGAGCATCGAGAGCTTGACGAACTGCTTTCAGTTCCTTGCTTTGCTTTTCAATTTTCCCGAAGAGTTCTCCACGTCGAACAAATTCAGGAGCATCGATAAATTCACTCTCATCACCATCGAAATCTTCCTTAGGAACCCAGCCTTGTTCAATGGCTTTGATTTCAATAGAAGAATATTCCCGTTCTTGGGATTGAGTGTTTTCATTTTGTGTGCCTTCTTGGCCTTGGACTTCTTGGGTCATTCTTTACTCCTTAATGACAGCAACAATGTCTTCATCATTTAGGATGACATAGTGCTTGTCTTTGTTTTGGGGGTCTTCCACCTTCTTGCCAGCGTGCTTGGCGAAATAAACCTTATCTCCAGCCGCTGCCCAAGGCATATCTCCGAAATCCTTCCATGCTGTGGGGCCTACCAAAAGGACAACACCCACATCTACACTTTCTTGGTAACGAGTATTACTGTCTTTAGCAATCTCAATACCAGCTTGTCGTGCTCGACGAAAAACTTCGTCGTTTTCTTCGTAAAGTTCTTGCTGTACAAGAATACGATGACCACATGGAATAATCATTAAGCCTCCTTAATGTCGTCTAGTTCAGCCAACAGTAAATCTTTTACTGCAGCAATGTATCCAACTAAAAACCTATCACGAGTGGGGTCTGACCCCGCATTACTCTGTAACTCTGCTGTCATATCCCGCAATCTATCTTGAAAGACGGAATAAATGGCCTTAGTTACTTGGTTGTTCCTCCAGTTTTGGAAGATGTCTTGGTCTGTTGAAGTTTCGATTTGTTTTGCTCCGCTTGGTGCTGTAGTTTTTGAACATGTTGCTGGCTTTGTTGGGCCATCTTTTGGGCTTCACCCACTGAGAAAATCCGCTGCTTATGCAGTTCAATGGCAGCATCTAGTTTTGCCCCCATCTCACGCACTTGCATTTCATGATTTTGTTTTTGTGCTTCCATCATTTGCTTAAAGGCCATGTCTCTGGCAGCAAGTTCGCTCTTAAACTGAAGAGCTTCTTGTTGCATTTGGGCTTTTTGCTGTTCCAACTGGCCCTTCATCTGCATTTCTTGCAGTTTGGGATCAGGAGGGGGCTGATGTTGACCAGTTTGTTGAATAGCTTGGGTAAACAACTGCTCAATATTCGGTTGTTCTTGAGCTTCTAGGATACGCATAGTAACCTGTAGAGGATCAAGAGTACCAAGAGGCAGCAATTCCGCCAATCCCTGTGCTTTTAGCAGTTTTTCTGTCTGCGTAGGAGTGGAAGGGTCAGCACTAGGACACACATTGTAGGAAGAGTTGTCAAAATCCTGTGCACTAACCACATCATCAAGAACATTTGTGTATTCTTGAGGGTCTAAATACAACTTATTCAGTGCAAAGAGCTTCTTATACTCCAGAGTCAAACTACGGTAGATACGCTTGTAAACAGCAGTAAATACCTTCATCCCCTGTTCAATCGTTGCCATCGTTGTGGTGGCTGGGGTGTTCTGTCCAGGCATCTTACCAACGAAGATTTCTGCAACCGAGGCTAGCTCCTTACCAGAGGTAACCAGAGTACCCATAAGTTCAAAAAGAACATTACTGGGTTCTTTGGTAGGCAGAGGTACAATTTGTTTCCTCAAGTCATCAGCAGTAGTGTTAAGTGTTTTCCACTCCCCAGGCTTCCACTGACTCTCTCCCATCTTAAGCTTCAAACCTTTTCCGAGGAAACCACCTTGAAGGTTATTAAGCGTACCACCATCAATAAGCTGGTTGATGAGCGTGTTTACTGATTCATTAAGAGGGCTAAGAAGAAGTCCAAACCCAATATCATAGAACCCGCCGTTAGGATTAGGAATAAAAGAAAACTTGGTGTAATACTGGATTGCATCGATTTTCTGGAGGTTTCCATCCGGGTCGAGATAGATTGTGCTTTCATCAAACCTCGCTGCAATGCGCAACACCTTACGGGTGTGGCGTTCAAAGGTTACAATGTAGGGTTCTGCGTAGCCATCATCATCCAAGTCATAGTAGGTATGCTGTTCGATGATTTCATATGGAAGTGTAGAATCCTTGATAATGCCTGAGTTGTTATCTGCTGGAGCAGTGATTTGAGAATCACCAAGTTCCAAATCCAGATAGACACCAGACATCATCCGCTCTTTAACTTGTCGCTTAGTTAGACGGATAATCTGTGAAACCCGCTCTGCATCCAAAAGCGTCTTAGCCCAATAATTCACAACTAGGTCTTTAGGAAGAACTAGCTCTGACACGTTCCGCTTAGTCGTAGAGTTGTAATAAGTCTTCTTGAAGATGGTCCCAACAATGGGGAGCATAATCAACAGCTTATCCATTTCCTCTTCCCACCCGTCCATTTCATGGAGCAGTTGGTAGGACAAAAACTTACTTACCCGTTTGGCCTGTTCTAGCTTTTGACCAGTTTTATCAGAGCCAATTACAAGACATTTAACAACATCACCAGTAGCAGGAATCAAGGAAGGGTAGGAACGAGCATTAAACTGCATAGCAGCAGTCGAGAGCAGGGGATACTTAACATTACTAGCACCATACCAGGGGAAGGTCTTTTCTTCCTTTACCTGAAGTGCCAACTTAGTCCAGTCGTCTAAACTCTTTTCCCAATCCACTCGGGAACGAAGGTCATACTCAAACCCCTCAGCAACTTGCTCAGAGATTTTATTCAAAACCTCTTCGTCAAGCTTCTCAGCAACATTAACACTCTCTAGATAAGCTCTAAGAGTGTCAGTACCCTGTCCAGGTTGAGCGTCCTGTGGCGGTTGCTCTGCTGGCATGGAGTTCGTCATAGTAGGCATCATCTTCCTGTTCTTCCCTTGTTGGAGCTTCAATTAAACTATCCAGCATAATACCAACATAGGCAAATGCATCAACTTGGTCGTCTTTTGTTCCACGAGGGAACTTACACAGTTCATCCTCAAACACTGGATACCAATCACCAGCTTTATCAAACTTTACACCACCCGCCCGCATACGGCCCTGAATGCTCCGTGCTCTGGAAATCTTGTCTTTACCACCGTGCTTCAATGGAAGCAGGTTTACAAACTTACCCGTTCGTAGCATCTCTTCCCGTAGGAAGGGTCCAATAGACTTCGACACCTGCATCTCTTCGATACCAAACACATCTGGTTTGTACACATCATTTAAAGAGATGATCATGTCTACAATCTCTCTACCATCCAACCGCTCACGAATAACATTCTTAATCTGAATGATTCGATTCTCGTCCATCGCAGAAATTACAAACACACTGTAGTCAGCGGTTTCTTCTTTAGAGATGGCTAAGTCAGCCGTGATGTAGTAGTTAACTGTCTTCTTCTTGTCCTCAGGACTCAGTGCAACAAAGTCATTGCGCTTAAAATACGCAACTGAATCATCAATAGGCTCATTGAGATATTCCTGGGAGTAAACGTCCGGGATTCCTCGATCTGTGAAGTCTCGTCTTTCAGACTGGAACCATTCTGGTGTGTATTTTTCAGGCCAGAGAATTTGGGTGAAGTCATCGGTGTGAGCCCTATACTTAAAGGAAAGCCAACTGGCCTTCTTGTTGGTATTACTAATCTTTAATGGCTCTACCTTTGTGTCCGCATTCCAAATTGAGGGCATGAGATTATTCAGCATACTGTCTTCATGAAGAATTGTACCAACAATTCTAATTACACCGTTAGAAGACAAACTGGGAACTAGGGCACCATAGAACCAACGCTTAAACTTTTCTCGTCTGTCCTTATTAAGGACAATTTCATCATTCTCCAAGTCATCCCCAACAATTAAGTCAGGTCGCTTGTTATTCCACTTCAAGCCCCGCATCTTTTGTTCAGAGCCCTTTGCAGAAATTCTAAACTGATGACCATCGGAGCAATTGACGATTACATCGTCTTCGGTATCTTTTTCAAACCCTACAATACCAAAAAGAGTGCCAATCTTTTCGTTATCAATCAGTTCCTTTTTGATGTCTCCAAGGAACTGGGTGGCTTGAGTAATTGTGTCGGACAGTACGAGAACATACTGTCGGTTACGAAAGAGAACGCACGCAAGGACGTAGGCCAACGTAACAGCAGTTGATTTTGCATGTCTGCGAGGTGCTGCAATTGCAACCTTTGGGTGTTTGCTAGTACAGGCTTCCCACCATTCCATATGGCAGTCGGGGGATTCAACAGCTTGGTCATAATTCCTTTGAAGCAGACTAGCCGAGAACCCGGCAATTGTGTCTGCGGTGAGTTCCATTATTGTGTTTTCTTTGCTGCCATTCGTTCTGTAAAGGCTTTAACAACATCACTCATATGGGGGGCTGCAAAGTAGAAAGCCAAGATAAGCATCACAGCGGGGGACATATTATCTGCACTTTGTAGCTGGAGAGCTGAGAGGGCTTGGAGTTGTCCCGCAGCTTCATTCCAGAAAACCGCAAGGGAACTTGCAATTTGAGCTACAACATATTGCAGTAACCAGACACCAGTAATAGCAAGGCTAATGAGCCTTCGTGCTAGGTTCTGTCCCTGGGTGGCTTCCATCCAACCAACAAGCATTGAGCGAGCTGACGGCAGCCTTCTTAATCAAATAAGTAAGCGAGGTCGGTGATGTCTTTCTGGGGTAAAATCTTTGGTACAGAAGCAGCTATCAATAGTGCTGTTGTGGCAGTAAAAGATGGTCTTGATGCTCTTGTTTACACTGATGAAGAAAAGGCCGGAGATGCTGCTAAAGACCGCTCAGAGGCTCGCTCAATGCTTGTTGGTTGGATGGAAGCCACCCAGGGACAGAACCTAGCACGAAGGCTCATTAGCCTTGCTATTACTGGTGTCTTGTTACTGCAATATGTTGTAGCTCAAATTGCAAGTTCCCTTGCGGTTTTCTGGAATGAAGCTG